TAAAAATCACTAAGCCTGTCTGTAGATTACAGACATAGCGTACGTTCAAAAGAACCCTCGGATTTAGATAAAGGAGGAGAATAAATTCTATACCACCAGAATCTTTCTGAGGGTCCCATCAGACTACTTAAGTAAAATTTTAAAAACTTCATAAGAATCGACAGGACTACAGAAAGTAGTCTGATGAGCTTGATTATCAATCACTTTGCTTTAATAAGTCAGATCAGCTTTTTGATCTTATAATTCAACGAATAAATTCGTTATGCACATAGGAATTCTCTATTTTACGTTTTACCTGAGAAAACAACAATAATACGTTTATTGACATAAAGGTTGATTAAACACTTTAATACGACTTCTTTTAAATAATAGATTTTATACAACTTCTACACGAAGAGTGGGTGAGTTTATAAGTCATCACCAGGAACAGATAATTAAACCCATGTTTGATCATAATTACTGCCACCCGCTATCAACGGTATGGTAGAAATAAAATAACCATAGGAAAAATCATCACCAATAGCTCTCATATAATAAGGAGCTCTAGTACCAGTAGTAAATAAGTTAGTAACGTTAATAATTTGATTCGGTGCAGGTCCTTTTGTTTGATAAGGAGATCCACTGAATTGCATAACATCACATATTGGAAAGGCATAACTATAACTATACATAGGTAATTGCAATTCAGCAGTAAGACCATCATTAACAGTAATTAAAGCTGTAGGTTTTCCAAAAGTGGCTGAAGCACCAATAGATCCATCAGAAGCTACAGATCCAGATTGATACTCATAAGTAATCGCTGCAAAAGATTGTGAACTATAAGCAACACATGAACCTGAATTTGCTGGTTTAGGATCATAGAGTTTAGTTCTAATAGATCCTCTAGCTAAAGCAAAACATAACCCAGTTCTAACAATAGTATCAGCATTAACAGCAGGAAAAGTAGGTGAACCGGCAGTACCAAGTCCACTAACTAAACCGTGAGTATATGGTAATATATAATAAAAGTTATCATTTGTTGTAGAAGTTCTATTAACTCTCAATTCAAATCTTTTAAGTAATTGCCTATAAGAAGTAATCTTTTCTCCAACAACCAAAGCGGAAGTTATAATATCTTCTTCATCAGCTCTAGCCGTTCCAATAATTTCTTCAATTTTATCACAAGCAAATTGACCTCCATTAGAAGCCTGAGGAGCATTAGGAAAATAAGGAAGAACAGCATAAGGTCTAGGTACAGCATACTCCAAATCTTCACCTCCAGATACTTCAATAAGGATATTAATAGTACTAGAAACAGAAGGAGGGGCAACCAATGGATTTTCAACATATATATAAACACTTCCATATGCAGAACCAATGTCTTTATAAAGGTAATCTGCTGTAAAAGGAAAATTGAAAGTCCATTCATTTCCATATCTTATATCAATAATGTGTCTATGACAATAAAAAGTTTGAGCATAAGTCATACCAGGAGTAGCTAATCCTCCATCTCCTATGAAGGGATAGAAAACAACAAGTAATCTTCCAGAATGAAATTCTGTCTTAACTAATTTAAGAGTTAAATTAAATGAACCTCTATAATTAACAAAGTTAAGAGCAGGCCAAGAGCATGGAGGCCAACTTTGAACTGCATTTCCATTATCAGTAGAATTACTAAAAAATGCTAAAGGATTCAAACCAACACTGGTTAGTTGAACTTCCTTTAAATCAGAAGCATTCCAAGTAAGAGTTCTATACCAAGCAGGAATGGATTGAATATACTTAAAAGACATTTCATCGATATTGCTTCCTAACAGTCCGTCTATAGTAGCAACTTCATTTTTACAAGACAAAGATATTTTTGCAGAAACATCCGCACCATCAATATTTTGATTTTGTAAACCTCTATGTCTAAATATAGGAGCTGGAGCAGTATTTTGAGTAGGTTTCGACCATCCCCAAACAGAAGCAACATTTGCCATAATATCAGCAACCCAACCAACAGATTCAATAGATGAACCTATCACAGGAAGCTTTTTAGCATAATTAGATGATATAGTAAGTTTTCTAAGGTTAGTTTCAACTGTTCCCATATCTTTACTTTTTTGTTCGCTGTTAGTACTTTGTGGAATTGTAGCTCCAATAAGTTCAACATCTTCAAAATGAGCAAATAAAGTATAAGAAACATTAACATTAGTAGCAATATAAGGATGAATTTGAATAGCTCCAATAGATCTAGCAGAAACACTAGTATTAAGAGCTCTCATTGGATAAAATGGATAAGCACTAACAAATGGTACTTTAAGAACAACTTGAGTTTCACAATTTAAATCAATTTGAATACCAGGAACCTGTGTGCGTTGCATTAATGAATACTGATGAATAGCTAATTTTCTAGCTGCTTCAACAGTACCATAAGCTCCACACAAAGGATAGAAATTTAACAAATATCTACCTTGAACAAATCGATTGGCATTAACCTGCAAAGTAAAAACTGTAGTTGCCTTGAATCCTAAAAACCCTGAAAGTTTATTTTGAATCAACGGAGTTGAGCCAATAATACTTCCAGGAACATGAAATTGACCAAAAGTTGAAACAACATCAGAACTCTGAAACAAACCATCTGCAATCATTACAGGTTTGCCCAAAAATGATTTTATAGTCTGTTCTTCGTTAATATCTTGACGTGTCAAGATTTGTTTCAACAATGGTGTATAATTTCTTTTTGTGGCTATTTTAGATGTTTCTTCAGAAACAAATACGGTGGTAGCCATAACGTTTTCAATACTATCCTGAGAAACAGGAAAGTTGGTGGTTTCGGTGGTAGGTGGTGTTTGAGCGATCTAACCTGATCAGGGGGTTTTGGTTGGTGTGAGGAGGTTTAACCGGGACTGCCGGATGGTACTCATCAACTAAATAGTCACCTTTTTGATATAAATATCCAATAGATAGGACCGTTTATCTGCAATTTTAAACTCACATTTTACAGATTCCGCCTTCACATCTAAAGTTTTCTATTTCGATTAAAATTTGTTTCCAATAAACTAAGAGCACATGATCCAAAATAGAATAATCACATACTTTGTTATGTTTTGATCAGACAATAACAACTGAGTTAACAAAGTTAACAACGGAATTTTATTTGGTGTTCCACCACCATCAAATTATTAATATGAAAATTTCATCTTAAGAGCAGCAGCATAAGCTAACTCGTAAGTTGAAAAATCAGAAGTATATCCCATATATCTTCTAGTAGCATAATTAATTTGAATCGCAAAACGTTCATAAGTTTCTCTACCATGTATTGATAGTTCACACAAAACATTATCTACTTTATCTTTTGTAACCAGAGTATATTTATCTGGATCACGATGAGTCCAATAGAGACCTTGAATAGAATCATCAATTCTCAATGCACCCATCCATCTACCTAAAGCAGGATGATAAACAAACTTTCTTTTAAGAAATTCAACATCTAAGATTGTCCGAAGTTTGACATTAACAATATCCTTTAACTCCGAAGTGTACTTAAGACCAAGATCAGCTAAAGCTTCACTCAAATAAACCTCCGTAAAAGAAGACACATATTGAGGACTAACAGAAAAAACATTATCATCTCCCAAAAATACAAAAACTACATGATCTTTGAATTTAGGAAGACAACTAACATCAAAATCATGTAGTCGCAACCAAGAATAATACATAGCAACTCTGTTATATAAACAATTTAGAGGAGCAGTTAAAAAGTTTCCAGAAGTATTACTTCCAATCCATCTATAAACTAAATCTCCTCTAATATGAATAGAATCAGAAATATCCATAAATAGAATACTTCTAATTTTATTGACAGAATCATCTCCATACCATTTATTAATAATACGATCTAAAATAGCATCCATAATATCTTTCAATTGATTTGCATCAAAGGACTTATAATCTCCAGCACCTACATTTTGTGTATTAGCGTTTCCAAAACGTAGTAGCTTTCGAGTTAAACAATCCCAATCGTCAGATAATGGATTAACTCCAATAGCAAATGAATTATTGATTTTATTTGCATTTATCCAGGAAGCAAAAGCTCCAAAATACATTTTATCAACAATAAATTTATCAATCGGCATGTTATTAAAGATTCGTGTTTTAAGATCTTCAACAACTTTATTAAGATTCAAACATTCATCCTTTAGATTATCACAACAGTAATGATTTAACCTAACATTACGACGAGCGCTATTAATTATATCTTCAACTCTATCTTGAAGTTTTAAATAATGTTCATTATCTAGATCATAATGTTGCATGTGAGTTCCGAAGAATCTAAATCTTTTAGGTTTACCTGGAACAGATTCACATATGTAAGGATAACCAGGACTAGTATTTCTAGGAACACTGCCAAGATTAAATTGTTCATCTCCTAACACAGATTCTTCCATAGATAAAACTCTTTTCTCAATCGAAATATCACTTTCATTACACATATCAATAAAAACTTGATCACAAATCATATTAAGAATATCTTTATCAATAGAAACTGAGGAATTTCGGCAAAACTTTTTTATATTATGATCCCAAGGATCAGTTCGAACTCCATTGTACATAACAGAACCTAATCTTGCAGGAACTTTAGTACAAGGAATATCCAATTTCTGAAATAAAGAACTTTTAACTAAATTGCTCTTATAAGTTAAAGGTTGCTTAGGATCAATATTGCCTAGAAAAGGAAATTGTCCATCTCCAATACATTGAGCTTCAGAATGCACGATTCGAGTATCATATTCCATGATAACTCTATCAGCTTCTTCAAAGCAAAGTAAAGATTCTTCAATTTCTTCTCTAAATGAAACTTCTGCATGTCCTACTCGAGTTGAAACAGCTCCAGCAACATGCATACCAAAAATTCTAGAAGTAGGAAGTTTAGGTTTATCCAATGCTAATAAAGCTCCACAATCACCATTTTCAGTGGGAGCTCTATAAGAAAAATTTTCTTTGCAATCAAATGCCTCACCATAAGCTTCATAAGCTACAGGCAGCCATTTTTTCTTAGCAATAACAGGAACAACCATAAATCTACTACCATTCATTGATAACAATGAACCTGGAGAATCGGGATTGCAAGTTTCATATTCCTTCCGAGTACAAATAAATTTAAGAATATTAGAAGCAGAACCCATATTAGGAACTTTAAATTTAGTAAGAATAAGATCAGAAGAATCATTAATTCCAAAGGAATCTCCAGATAATGACCCACTTTCTTTATCATAATTAAAAAGATCTTTCATTTTGGCTCTATATGTTCTAACATATTTATCATTTGTTTGTCTAAATTCTAACCAAGTCTCTCCATAATCGAAACCATGTCTAGCACAACCATCCCAAATATTTGCTATTCTAACAACATAATGTTTAGGATGCCAAGCAATATGACCACAAACAAAAAGAATAGAACCAAGTTTCGAATAAGTAGTTGAAACATGATCTTCAAGATGATATAATTCATAAGAGTTTCCAGAAATAATTTTATTCATAATATTATTACCATTATTATCCAGTCCCAAACCCATCTGAGGTTTTGTAACTGGTTTAAGCTTATATTTAGTGGCAACTTTATTTTGAGTTTTTAAAATCTTTCCATATTCTGGATCATTCTTAACTTTCAAATCTTCATGAACGGCAGTTGAAACATCAACTAACTTATCTTCAGATTCTTTAGAACATCTGTCATAATAAAATTGTTTACAAGCAAGCTTTTGACTAACAAATGAAATCTTAAAATCATCTGAAATATCTCCATCTGACAAAAATTTTCTAAAATCATCATCTTTATCTAGAAGTTGATGAATAATTTCGATTTCATCAGGTTTCCTATTATAAATGTCATTCATAACAGTGACAGACACTTCAATATTTCCAGGATCTTTATCTACTTTCTTAAGCAAAGGAATATCAAATTTATTCATAAGCCAGTTAAGAACCAAACCAAAAACAGCAATACCAGAGACAACAGATATAAGTACAGGGTTGTCAACAAAGAAATTTTTAATCCTTCGAAGAAACCTTTCTACCCAAGTATTTTTGATATATTTATTATAAATAGTATCGCGAAAGTTTAATAACTTAGTACGAATTTTATTATAATAAGACATACCAGTATTAGGAAATACTTGAAATCGAAATTGTCGAGTAAATTTTGGTTTAGCTAAAATAGCCTCACGAATTAATTTATCCAATTCACTTTGATTTTGTGTTGCCAAAAGACAAAAGAAAGGAGTTCCATAAGATACACCATATGAAGCAAGAACTTCAGACACACTAGGTTCATCAGAAAATGAACTTTCATTATGACTGCAATAATGTTTCATAAGTACATACATAAATAAGACAGCGCTTTTGTCTCTCTTATTATATCTTTCAATAAACTTATTAACAATAGATAAATCAGATTCATCCCAAGAATCAAGAGAATAATTTTCATCACAAATTTCATCAAGAAAACTAGGAAACAATTCAGGCATAGCATACTTAGTAACATCAGAAATAGTCATATCAGGATAATAATCATTCGAATCACGTGAACCAGATTGTGGTTTCGTAACAGGATGATCTTCTGACAAAGCTCTTTCCCTTTCTTGCCTAAGCATTTCACACTCTTGAGCATGAATAGCTCTAGCTTGAACAAGATATTCCAAGGCATAACTACAAATTTGATCATAGGAAAAAATCTCATCAGTAAATTCATATTTACCAACAGAAGGATATCTAATCTTAACAAAATACAATACATCTTTACCTAAAATTGGAGTTCCTTTTTCATCAACAGGGAGTTTAGAATAATCAATCTTTCGACTTTCATATCCCAAACCCTTAGTTGAATCCAAAGTATATTCCTCTTTAGGAATAACATAAAACGTATGTTTTGCTCTTCTATAATAAGCTTCTTGATGATTAATCGATTGAATGTTAGGGCAAACACTATTAGTGGATGCGAAAACAAAATCAGGATTAGCAAACATCTTTCCTTTTGATTCAAAAGCCATAGGTAATGGATAAGGTTCAGAATTATTAAGATAAATCATTTCCAAAGGTTCAGAATAACTTCCTCCTTGAATATCAACAAATTGATTAATATCATCATAAATAACGGCCTTCATTGAGGGTTCATAACCTTCCCAATAAGCCTCGCCAGACTTACGGTAATACATATAATAATTTGCATCTTTAACAAACTCAACTTTCTCTTCCTCAGTAGCAAGAGATTTAGCAACCAAATAATGGGCTAAACTTCTACAAACTTTAGATTTACCAATTCCAGCAGGACCTGCGAACAAAATGAAAACAGGTTCTACTCTATTACCTAAAGCCGCAGTATCAGAAGTTTGTAGTTTTTTAATTATAACTTCTAGTTCACGCATAACTTGCATCATAGCTAAAGGAGTTGGAGTTCTACCAAGCTGTCTTATAAAAAGTCTACCTTCATCTCTTAAAGCAGAAGCTCTAAGTAAATTAGCTTGACTAGATTTAAGTTTTAAACTATAAAATTCTAAACAAAGTTCATCAACTTGTTTAATAAAATTTTCCATTTCATAATTGTTTGAAGATAACCATCTTGAATATTTAGAACTTACATCATCCTTACTAGTCATATTAATAACTTCATCAGCGATTTGAGTTCCAGAATCAATAACAGTTTTAAATATAGAAGAAATATTATTAGAAAATCTATCCCAATTGGATATTTTCTTATAAATTTCTTCATATCTTTTTTCTGCAGGGGTATCATGAATTAAAAAAACAGTATAAACAGAAGATAAAAGCTTACATAATTTCTCAAATAAACCAGAAGACATTTGAGGTTCAGTTTCAGTCAAAAACATAGAAGAAATTGTTTCTGAAAAAGAAGACCACAAGCCTGTTTTACTCAAGATTTTCGAAAACACTTTCTTAAAATCTGTTGTATAAAACATATAAGCAGCGATGGCTGATGATATAGCCAAATAAATTGGATGTTTATATTTAACATAAAGAAGAGAAAAACAAATAAAAAGAATAAAAACTATCAGTAAATTATTCTTTTTAGTACCTTCATCTTCAACATTTTTAGTAGTGAACTTATCAACTAAAGCTTCAACTTGAGCAACAAGTTCTTGGGTTTGTTTAATAGGAATTTCAGGAAGTATACTTCGGACATCTGTTAAAATACGTTCAATTCTATCAATATCATTAGTTATATTTCCAGACTTATATTCTGAAAACACAGATTTAACAAAATCAAAAGTGGTAGTTTCACTATCTCCAACTTTAATATCTCCAATTGGCTCCAATCCATTCTGTTTAAATAAGACTTTAGCCATCTTATCTTTAAAAGAACTGTCACCGGATTGAGCAACTGATTTAAACACGATCTTATTATATCCCAATCTAATCATTTGATCTGTAGTTAGTGGGAAAACTGTACCATCAAGTCTAAAATTATATTTAAGACTCAATTTAAACAATTCATTTTCCATATCTTGAATCATACCAAAACGATGATGGAAATCAATATTAATACCATCAAGAATGTCAAAACAATCCTCAAAGAAGTCATTAATAACTTCATAATCAAGATACATTGTTTCTCTAATATAATATTGTAAACCAATCAAGCGATCATAAAATTTGGATTGTCCTTGGTAAAAAATACCTTTATTCCAAACACAAAGGGGTGATCTAACATCCAATTCTGATACAATATAATTTGGAATACGATAACTATGATCAACACATCCAGTAGCAATAGCTACATGAATTTTAACCATTAAAGTAACCAAATCTAATTCATAATCAATATCTTCATTTAGATCTAAATCATTATGATTTCCACACTGTGCACTCATAATAGAACACAACGGAAAATCTTCTTTATTAAAAATTTCTTTCCAGTTAACTGGTAAATCAAAAACATATTCATGTTTTTCATCAGATTCGTTATAATTTGGAATCACGAATCTGGAATCACTTTCATTACTAACTGCCCGGTTTTAAGCGGGGGGGTGGTCTCTCGTGGGTCTGTGTGCATATTCATTAGATTTATAAAATTAGCTGAATCAATTATATTCCGCTTCTGCCAAAGTAACAACGGAACTAACATATTTAACCTTAAGTGAGATCAAGGCCCATTCGGGTTAGAGAGGGTTTTTACAAGTTTTCGAGAATAAATTCAACGAATAAACAAAAAGAATCTCATATTCTATTTATTTATTACCATCTTGTTTTGAAATTGTCAAACATACAATTTCGAACTAAAAACAATAAGTCGCTAACAAACCTTTCGGGAAAGCACGACAAATTGGGTCTTTATTTTATAGGGTTTTTGATAGCT